CTGCGCTGTCCACGAGACTGTAGTTGAGTCCCACCACACTTAGGACAGCGTTTCCCGTCTCCGCCAAGACCGACATGCGGATGTCTGTCCATCCATGGACGAAGTTTCAAATAGACTTTTTCGAGTAACACGACGTCTTGCTTGTTATATGCAATCATTTTAGCCCAAGCCTCGGGCTTATCTGCCATGACATCCAACCACAACTCGAAACCTTCTTGGATCTTGATCTTCCTACCAACTCCTAGGAGTTTACCTAAGTCGTCAAGCTTATGGCTGTTCAATGAAAATCGTTCTCTGCTGATCTGAAGAGTATCGATAGTCTTATATGGACTTGGAGGAGGAAGACCATGCTCGAGGAACTTAGCGCGACATTTCTTATTGTCGAACATGACAGCATTATGCGCTACGATGACATCAGCTTCATCAAATAATTTATGGACTTTCTTAACTAGGTCTTTATCAGACTTATGACCTTGCTTTGAAATACAGTATACCTCTTTCTCACCTAGCCATTTATACGCGACACTCAGGAGTTGCCAGTTCTCTTTGATGTCTATGACGTTCTGTTCGTGCATCGAACCGGGCCAAGTGTATGAAATATTAGGAGAATTTTCGATATCGTATATAAGTATTTTTAGATTCACTGAGGCTCCTTTGAATCTGTCTCGAAGCGTATCATGTAATGATACAGCTTAGTAGCAGTTTCTAAGTTATTTCTGCCGACTTTATATTTGTTGCACGCATAACAGAGTAGGCCTCGAACGCGCCCTGTCTTGTGATTATGATCAACGGCCAAGGCTGTCTTAAAGTTCTCTTGATGCCGTTCGCAGATCCAGCAAGACTCTCGTTGCTCAGCAAAGAGCTGGGCATAGTCGTCTAAAGTAATACCGTAGGTCTTACGGAGATACTTGTCTCGGGCACACGTACCCTCTCGCCGCGTACGTTTCTTTCGTCGTGTTGACATTTATGAGACTGCCATTTATGAGACTGTGACAGTTTTCCAATCTGTGCCGTTGTAGACGCACAGGGCATGGAGAGTCAAATCATAGACAATGAGACCTTCTGCTGGACTCGAGATGGCGTTCTTTTCGTCAGTTGTCATCGTAGGAAACAGAGCACCTTGTGTCGTAGAGCTGACTTGAAAAATAGCAGACGGCGATTGCGTAGAATAGCAATTTACACCGACACTGCCGCTACCAGTAAGAATAAGACTTTGAGATCCTGCAGCAGATATATAACTTAAGTCATAATTAGGATTTAATTGAAAATAAACATATGTACCGGTAAGGGTTGAAAAGCCAAATTGAGGGTCTTGATATAGATTTGCTCCTGCAAAAAATACAACGTCATCCGATCCACCTCCATTTATAGCATCGCCGGCTTGAATAAATCCTTTATATTGACTGGCGTCTTTATTCGTATTCTGTACAGAATCTCCGAGATTAACGAAATTTGGAGTATACATACCCCCAGTTAGGACAGCCCAACTGCCGGATTGAATTGCCAGCGATTCACTTCCTGAAGCTACAACAACTGCAGCACTGCCGGCGACAGTAAGACTGCCGGCTTGATGAAGCGTGTTGCTGTTGTACAAAAGAGCAGTGTTATTCAAAGCCCCGCCGCTACCGCCATTCCAAGTAGCCACGGCGTTGTTAGTAGACGACATCGGGCCAGTTACGCCGCCTGAAGTCTGGACAATGATAGGAAGGTTCAAGTATCCGTTAGCCATTTAATCCCTCAATCGATTACATTGATGCGTGCAGACAGTGTGCCGTTATTAGTTCCGCCGGAGTTGTCAGTCAACACAAGCTTGACCCAAGAGTAGCCAATCAGACCTACGTTATATGTAAAAGTTCCGGCTGAGGTTATCGCTACAGATGAATTTGGTAACTCATCAAAATTCTGTGGCTGCGCAGATTGCGGTTGGGCAGAATCGCTGCTTGTCCAAAGTGCTGCTGAGAAAGAACAAACACTGCCAGTAAAAGCCAATTGAATTGAGTAAGTACCTGCATCCAATACAGCCTGCGGAGAAGATTGTGAATCGACGTTCAACGGTTGATTGGACACGATCTGTCGGTTATATCCCACTGATTACTCCTCTCCAGTATTATACTTATCCTTTGGATGGAATGATAGCAAAGTCTTCACATCTGCTGTGACAGGGACAGTCAGAGGATAAACAGTTTCCATGACTTGTACTAACTGTTTCTTTGCCTCTATGTCCCAATGTTTTCGTGCGACTGTGAGATTGTCGTGGACTTGATTTGCAGGTAATCTGCCTAAGCGATACAAGGCAATCATGGCCCGCTTAGTCATGCTTGCAGCCAGCCCTTGAATTGGCATATTGAAACCGGCTTTAGTTGCGTGATTATATGCCTTAGATTCATCTCTAGTACGAAGATAGTACGGCTTTCTTCCATGGATTATGTCTGGAAGTCTTCGAATACGGCCAGTCTCGGATACGCAGATCCTGTGTTTTTGAAAGAACTTGAGTTGGTTATCTAGATAACTACGGACTACTGGATATGTCTGAAACCACAGTTTGATAAACCGTTCGCACTCATCTAATGAAAACTCTCGGCCAGTGTCAGCTTTCAAAGACTGTTGTAATCGGAATTCCTTACCGTCAAAGATAGTCAAGAAATTCGTCCTCTTACCTGCTTGTCTTTCTAGGTCATCTGCTTTCGTGATCTCTCGCCCGAATAGCGCAGAAGCTGTCTGTAAGTGGACGTCGCGATTATTGACGTAAGCATCGACCAAACTAGGATCCCTAGATAAATGCGCGGCGACGCGTAACTCGATTTGAGAATAATCGGCGTCATCAAAGACTTCGTCGTCACAGTCAGGTATGAAAAACCTTTTAACGAGAGAATCTCGCTTAAGGTTCTGCATATTGGGATTAGAGCACGCCAAGCGGCCAGTGCCTGTTGTCTGTCTGTATATCGGAAAGATCCTAGGTATGCCATCGACATATCGGATCTTTGAGACTATGCCTTTATTGTTATCTCCGGTATACGTCGTCAGTAACTTCAACTGAAGTTTATAGTCTACATACAACTCTAGACAAGTCCTTAGTCTTGAATCTTCAGGAAGAGCTTGCACGATAGTCGACACTGCGTCTTTGTCAGTCCTGTACTTCCCTTTCTTAGTCTTCTGGACTAAGTCTAAAGACAACCCACAATGCTCGTATAACAGACTGCCTACGTGATTGTTGTTACTCCATTGGAATTTGCATTTGCCTTTGCCAGGCGCTCTAGTAGCTTTGGCTTTATCAGTCGACAACTTGCTGATTTCTTTTTCATATAGCGAAGATTCGATTGCTGTGATTTTATTTACAAAGACTTTAGTCAAACGTCGCTCTATGAACTCCGCCCGAGCTTTGGCAGCGTCCCTGAGTTCTTCAATGGCTGACATGTTGACACGGATACCTCTGTACTCCATTTCGAAGAGGACTTTTTCTAGCGGCCTGGCCTCTTCGTAATAATAATCCAATGGAGACTTGGCAAGTCCTAGTTTGGACTTCAATACCGCGTCCATCTCTCGAAGCCGCTCCAGGAACTTAAAGTACAGCCGGGTCGTATTGTTGACGTCCTCACAACAGTAGTCTGCTATGATTTCAAGATGCGGTCTGGAGTTGTCTAGTAGATCCTTGGCGCACAGCCCGGCGACGGACTTGACATCCTGCTCTGTACAATATTGATCCAATCTCCGTTTACGGTCTAATGACTCTTCTCCTAAGTACTTATCAGCTAGGAACTTGAGTCCTAAAGACATATCAGGATCGATGAGATTAGCTAAGACCATCGTATCGTCAAACTCGCCTTGGATATCCAAACCGTTCTTACGGAGGAATTTGGCATCGAAAGCGTGTAAGTTATGCCCGATCTTTGCTATCTCAGGATCTGCTAAATACTGTCGGATTATGACAGGAATGTCCCACGCGGGATAGTACTTTGCGTCCTGGTCTTCTATGGCAATCCCAACGCCGTGAAGTTGGTCGTCTATCCAATTGAGGCCAGTAGTTTCAACATCCACCGTTATGTGTTTTGGTTTCATGGAAGATCTCCACGAAACTCTTCTAGTAGGAACGTAAAACTCCTAGGATCATTGGTTTGACTGAAGACTTTCTGTAAGTCCACGGTCCCACCGCGCATACCGTCTCTATGCTTAGATACTTTGACTGTAAAGCTGTCCTCACCTTCATTCCACTTGATATCCAGGACAGTCTCTGGTTTGTAATCTAAGACATTACTGCCCTTTCCTCCGCCTACGCCTTGCTGACCGTAGGACACACGGTTTTTCTCACTGGTAATGAGGACTGTCAGCTTTCCGGCGTATTCGACTTTCAGCCGATCTAAGAAATAGACCCACTGTTCAAGTGACACACGCTGATCGTCAGCCAACCGATCCATTGCCTGAATCGAGTCGACGAATAGAATAAAAGGGCGCTTGTAGAGTTCCCAACATTCAGCAATCCTAGACATCAACATATCAGTACTATCGACAGGTTCGGTATGAAGATGCAAGTCCATTTTAAAGACTTCGGCAGCCAGTGCGTCTCGTTGATTGTCTGACATTGTTCGAAGCTGAGTGTCTGATACTCTGCCAGATTGACACAGCAGTCTTGAGATTACTCGGCCATCTCCATTTTCTTTGTCTATCATGATACACGGAGTGCCTTTACGAAGATTATAATGAATGATCTGAAGTCCTAATGCTGATTTACAAGACGACGTCTCCCCTTGGATATTTACGAATCCGCCCAGTCCTTGTAGATAGTCATCTAAGTCCTTAATACCAGTCTTAAGTCCAGCGATCTTTCGCTTTACGAATTCCTGATAGGCCAGACGCTTAGATGAGACTCTTGTGTCTTTCAAGGCTTTCATGCAGTTCCTTATTACGTATCAAACAGTTTGGCTAGTTCATCTATGACGTGCTGCACGATCGTAGCGTAGTCCTCGTCTGTGTCATTTAAAAGAGACAATCCGTTCTTAAGGATCTTTTCTATGTCTCTATGAATCTGTGTCTGACTACCTTCGGCGGTACTTCGATCTTGTAGGACTTCAATCATCTCAGGGGAAAGTTTGAAAGTCCCCTCAGGGAAAGCGAAGACCCACCAGAAGTCTTTCTTAGGTTTACTTGCAGACATCATTGACCTAAAAAGAAAAGCTGCGGGCCGGGCTTGATACCGGCTTGCTGAAGCGTATTACCGCCAGCCCCAATCTTGTGCATCTAGTTCGGGCGTGTCCTTCCACGCCGCCGCAGCAAATGATTGCTTACAGAGCTGACTCATCGAAGTCATCAGAAGCTTCTTCAGACTCTAGCTGTTGATCGTTACCTTCTGCGTCGAAGTTAGCGTCCGAATCGACTTCCAGTGTGAACAAGAACGGAGCACGACGACCCGGTTTCTTGCGACCGATGCCATCGAAAGTCACGCGAATCCTGGCACCTTTTTCGACGACCGCGAATTGGTCGTTGATATTAGTATATCCGGCATACGTGACTTTACGACCATCATCGAGCTTCAAGAGATGAGTCTTAATGCCGTTGTCCTTATTCGTAAACGTCATAAGATAATACCCAGTCAGTGCTTGGCCTTTCTTGAGTTGGATGACTGGAGTCTTAGTCTTAACGCCTTCAGGAAGCGGTTTGGGTTGATACTGTGCGACGATAGGTGAATCGTCAAAAGTTGACTGAGCTTTGACTTTAGTGAACGCCATTTTATTTAGTCCTTTGTTTAGGTTTCTGATTATTGGTCTTCTCTACCAATGCCTTGTATTGTGCGCAAAAGGCCCTAGCATCGCACCATCGACAGCCTTTAGTACTATCTCCTGGCCTAGTCTCTACAAACGCTCCTGGGACGCTCTGAGCGTGTATCTTAGCATCCTGGAGGTTGTCATGGTTCTTCAAGGACCTTACGGCTCTTTTCTTGGGCATAACGGCCCATTTGTCTTTAGTAGCCCACCGTTCTTGATCAGTACATTCAGGTAACTCCGTCCTAGCCTGGCTATGTGCTTCGATTTTTTCTCGAATGTAGTCTTCGACTTCCGCGTCATCAAGAAGTTCTACGTCATAGACTTGACATTGAGCTTCCGGATAGTCTCTGTCTCCTACTTTACTGAGGAACCAGTCTCTAAAGAAAGCAACGATCTGCAGTGCACGGACTTTCATTCCGTGTTTGCGTAGAAGCCACGCATAACAGTTCAATTGCCACACGTAGTCATCAGGTACACCATACGCCATCTTAGCCACGGGTAAGAGTTTGTAGTCTTGGACTAAGCCGTTTTCATAGACAGCATCTAGTTGTCCTGAGATCTTAACTCCGTTTAACTCGGCATAGAACCTTTTCTCAGCTAAGGCTGTCTTATTGGCCCTCTCGAGTCCTAAGTGCATCAATTGTCCTAAAAGACTCGGTATGGCATCTGATACGTCCTTAGTAATCTCTTCAGCATGCTGACGAATTAATTCAACCTGTCTAGCGGGTTTACCAAGCTGAGTAATCGACAAATCAGCATCACCTTTTGAATAGCCGTCGTTCTTAACCATGTCAACAACAGGCTGCGGGAGATTATGTTTATTTGTCCATTTCATAACATCTGCACGATTGCTGATAGCACTAAGACTACACCAAGTCCAATCCTGCCAAACAGGAGATAAGAGCCCGAGATTAGGAAAGTCAGGGTTATCAATACACGAAGGTTATGCGCAGTCTGAGGTTTCATTAATAAGTCACCATCTTAAGAAACGTCCATTTGTTCCTGCGACATGCTTCTTCAACGCTGCCGTCTGGATCATCGTCAATCATCAAGACGGTGTCAGAATGCTGGGCTGCTAGGACTTTAATCATCTTCTCTTTGAACTCTCCAGCGCGGGAAGTCTCGTCGTCTGGTCGCATCAGTAGAGTACCGCCCAGTCTGTGAGAAAGCAACCATTCTCTTGTGATGTCCCACATCTTTCGTCGACGGTTTGTTAGGTAAAAGACTTGTCCGGTTTTCTCAAGTCTTCGAACCAATGACAAAACACTGATAACAGGAGGAGCTTTGGCGACTATTGCAGGATTAGTAACGTAATTGACCCATGCATCATGCTCTGGCGTACCTGGCGTCGGTTCAGGACCGCCGGAGATCACTAGATCTTTCGTGTCGATCAGCGTACAGTCTAAGTCCACGAAGACCCAACGTTTGCCATAACGACTCATGTGTCCTCCGCAATTGTAGCGAACATATCTACCGAAGGAAGTATAACTGTTGGTTTAGGGATCCATGGCCCAAGGACTTTTCCTTGGTTAACTATTCGTGCTATGAAAAGATTGCGCCAGAACTCTCGACGATCGGCAGCAATATACTCTCGTTTCCCACGAGTCATCTTAGACCGGAATTGTTTACGGTTCATTGGGAAGCCCTTTCGACATACATTTGATCATCGTCTCATTGTCTTTATGAAGATAACAGAGACTGACAGTCTTTTGGCATTTGATCTTCACAGACCAATCAGCAGACTGACACCACAATGAGACTGCAATTAAGAACTCAAGGATTCCCATCTTTAGACTCCTTTAGTCTTTGCCGTGTTGTTGGCTGAACTTACCTTGTATCTATCGTCAAACTCTGGATGATTCTCGAGAGTATCTAATGCCATCGCGATATTTGCACGAGCACATCCCAAGTGATGAACTCCAGATTCAGAATCTATGTCTTCCCCGCTTAAGAATTGGAAGATGTGCCGCAGTGCGGCGCTGATAGTCCTAACTACAGCAATTCCGTTCTTATAGTTCCAGGACTCATATTTCTTAGCGCCGAATGCAAATGCTTGTCCTTCGGCCCATAGGGCGGCTTTAGGGATGTAAGCTAGGACTGGTTTAGATTGATCGTCTTTACGTCCTTGAGTCATATCCACCACACTACTAGGAAGTACACAATACTCCAAACTAGGATTAGTTTAAACAGCGGGTTATTGATTAACCTCGCAATCTCACCATAACAGAATGTGACTACTCGAAACAACATCACACTGATGTCTCGTGTAACTAGTAGGGCATTCTCGAATTCATACCTAAGGAATCGAAGTATTTGCTGTGTTCTTGTCATGACCTCACAATACACGTCGATTATGAAGGAATTATGTCTACAGATTTTAGTTGTCTTATTTGACACATCTGATACGCTAGGCCTTATGCGAGCTGGCCCGATGTTAACCCCCAGCAATATACTCAAGCCCGCAGAACCTGTAGACCACTCGCTACAGTCCGTATAATTAGCCGTTCAGGCGAAGCGGAATTGACGAGTGGGGCAAGAAACCCCTTCGGGGTTGGAAGACTCGTATCGGACTGAAGAGTCTCTTGACCAACGGTGTATCTGTGCTACACTGAAAGTGTCTTATCCGCCACTTTTATGAGGGTACTGCGGGCAGTCGAGTAACTGAAGTCCTGCAGTACCCTCGGCCAGTATCAGATCACTATAAGTCAATGACTAGTAGGCCCCGAGAGGGGCCGTTGCTATACTGATATAGTGAACCGAGTGTTAGACATGCTCTGCGCTCTTTTGGATATGAAGCGTTCGTTGGAGCGTAAGATACGTATCAGGGCCGCGAACCGCCGTAAACAATTTCGGATCGTCAAAGGCGGTAAGAATTAGATCTTTGGTCTAGATCTTTGGTCTACGTGAAGTATCCACGACTCCCATAACCTGGCTTAGGTCAGCGAAGTCGCACAAGAGCTGTGCCGTTAGTTTGAGATGCCTCGGAGTATGTTCCCATTCAACTAGATGTGCCAACTCGTGCGCTAATGTAGTCAATGCACACTCTAATGATACTATCTCAGTCTTATTGAGACAGAATCTGAGTCTGTAGTCGGACTTAGAATGACAGTACATCCTAGCTTGAGCTTGGATCTTGAGTCCCGGCTTGATTACATATCCTGTCACAGCCTTGAGTTTCCATACTGGGACTCTCATGGCGGCAATTGCAATAAACGGCTTAGTCCAAGACATGTTGTCAGAGACTTTCATAGTATGGTTACGGCCATAGCGCATATCATGAGTCTACCTGGCCTCCGACCCTAGCCTCAATCCCCTTATGGTTATGGCTATGAGTACGTAGTCTTATGACATGCGCTGCCGGCAGGCAGCTTAGGCTCTTAAAGCCGTGCGTTATCAGTAGACAACTTATGGTTATGGTAAACTATCGACATGGCTGTTGAGAATGGTGATAAGACATACTCTAAGACCTCGTTTAAGGAGCAGAAACATCCGCGTCAGAAGGGCGGAGTGTTCAAGAAGAAGTCTAAGACAGAAGAAGACTCGGTAAGCTATCATCACAAGTTCTCAGGTAAATCTCACCCCAGACAAGCAGACGGTTCGTTCGTCAGCAACGGCGTCACTCTAGGCCAGGCCAGGTACGGCTCCCAGAGATAATAAGAGCCGTTATCAACATCAAGTCTTCTTAACAACCTTGTTATAGGCACGCCTATGGCATTAGCAATCCTAGTGCCATGTTGTGGCATCAGTGTTGCACTATCAATTGCCTGTCTAACGTATTCAGCTGACTTACCCGAGTACTTCCATGCGTAAACCGTATGCCGTCTATACACTAGTCAATTAGATTCACGCTGCGAGATAGTGCGACTTCGTTGGCACATGCGTAATTCGATTGCGAAATACTATCTCTCATCGTCTGGCACACTCACTGCAGTATGAGTGCATTCGGAGGTACATTATGAGCAATCGAATATCAACGCTCGCTCGACCAGAGGCAGTTAATCCAGAGTTTATTGGCGGTTCGCCGTTCACGGCAGTCCGCCCCTCGGAGCACGTCTCTGGCCGGTATAGCTTCATTAGCACGGCGCGGTTTATTGAGGACATGAAGTCATTCGGATACGCCTTGGAAGCCACTAGACAGCCTAAGAGAGGCATGGGGATGCATTCTATGACATTCTCACATCCCTCACTGCCAAACCTTGAAGGCCTCAGGATGCGAATCCTGGCGACTAATTCGCATAACGGTACGTCTGCTTTCAACCTGTACGTCAAAGTCGAAGTACAAGTCTGTTCTAACGGTCTTGTTGCATTCCGCGACGATGCAGACGCTTCGACGCGCATTGTCCACCGTGGATACACTGTCGATAAAGTCGGATTAGCAATCCAAGCTGTCAATTCGAAAGTCAATGCAACGCTTGAGCAAATCAAGGTCTTACAGGCTGTTGATGTAACGCCTACACGCGGTGTGGCGTTCATCCGCGCTGCTGCAGAGCTTCGGGATGCCAAACCGTTTCGACTGACTGACCTTGCGGACGTCCGACATGCTGAACAACAGAATAACACGGCCTGGAATGTCTTTAACCGTGTACAAGAGTCACTGATTCGCGGTGGATATAAGACAATCGAAGAGTATACAGATTCGACTAACACAGTACATCGTATTCCTGGCCGCAGGGCGAAAGAAGTAACGGCTGTTAAGGACAGGTTACGAATTAACCGAAGCCTGTGGCAGTTGGCAATCGACGAACTGTTGAAACAAGCGGCCTAACCCCCAAAGTGGGGCGCGCACACTAGACACGCGCTGAGGTATATATGGGATACACACACTACTGGTCTTTCAATAAACTCAAGGGCATAACAGCTGCAGAATTGGAAACAAAGTACTTGCAAGCTTTGGCAGAGTGTAATCGCGTGGCCAGGCATTGGAATACTGAGATTGCTGTCAAAGGCAGTTCATTGGATTCGCATCGATTGTCGGGATTTTCAGCACATACGGATAAATATGGCGGATTCGAAATTAACGGCAAAGGCGATAACGCGCATGAGACATTCTCACTCCGAGAACACTTTAGTGAGAACGAGCCTTCATTCTGCAAGACAGCTAGGAAACCATATGACACTGTCGTAACGGCATGCCTTGCTGTCTTGAAATACAGGCTCGGCGATGCAATTGACGTTACATCAGACGGCACGGCAGATGATTGGGCTGACGGAGTAATTCTAGCGCGGCATGTCCTCAGTCGAGCCATACCGAATCCTATGAATACTTCAGATGAATCTAAACAATTCTACCGCAAATTGAGGTCAGTAAAATGAAGACATATAACTGGTTGACACAAAACTCTAAGATTGCAAAGATGAGCGGCGTGCGTACCTATAACTGGGGAATACCTGCCTACAAGTCAGCAGACGGATTCAAGACATGCCCGAATGCAGCTGCGTGTGCAAAGGGCTGTTATGCTACTATGGGCGCATATCGATTTAGTAACGTCGCAAAGGTATTCGAGCGCCGTTTAAAGCTTGCCAAGTCTCCACGGTTTGGGATTATCATCGACGCTGAAATTAAACGCCGTAAGGTGCAACGGCTTAGGATTCATGACAGCGGTGACTTCTTTAGCCGTGAATATCTTCAGACATGGCTGAATGTTATCAAAGCGAATCCTGAGACACAGTTCTATGCATATACTAAGATGGTCTCATGGTTCAATGAATTGCGGGCAGACGGATTGATTCCTGAGAACTTCATTATCATATACTCATACGGAGGAACACAGGACAAGCTGATTAACCGTGATACTGATAGACACTCATGGGTATTCAGTTCAGTCGAAGCATTGCGGGCAGCAGGGTATGCCGATGCACATGTCGACGACAGTGTAGCCTTGGGCGACAATCATAAGATAGGCCTCGTATATCATGGTATTAAGTCAATAGAGAACACTGATTGGCTGAAAGTCAAACAACATACGGTTTAATTTAATGCGCATGTATGGCATGTGACATGCAATGTCTATGGTACAACGGAGGTAACCGATGCTTAAATATACTTTGCTGAAGAACATTCCTTTGGAAGAGAATACGTGCGAAAACGGCAATCCTGCTGTTGACGGCGTATGCGAAGAGCGCGATTGTCAGGCATGCTGTAGTCATGACGAGCGGGACCACGGCATATGTTTAGACTGCGGGCATGAGCAAGACCCTGGTGAAGCAATTGACCGCGCAATGGATTATTTTGAGGATAGGTGAGGTATGACTAAGTACAAATTCACGGGTGAAACAAAGGAATACTCCGGAATCATATTCCGTCGAATCCAAAGGTTGTCAGACAATGTTGTAGGCGGCTGGATAGAGTCAGAGAAAAACCTGAGTCGTGAAGGAAGTGCATGGGTATCCGGCGATGCGCTAGTATCCGGCAATGCGCGGGTATCCGGCAATGCGCGGATATCCGGCAATGCGCTAGTATGTGGCGATGCGCAGGTATCCGGCAATGCGCAGGTATCCGGCAATGCGCTAGTATCCGGCAATGCGCGGGTATCCGGCAATGCGCAGGTAGACGGCAATGCGCAGGTATTCGGCGATGCGCGGGTAGACGGCAATGTGCGGGTATACGGCGATGCGCGGGTATCCGGTAATGCGCGGGTATTAGGCAATGCATGGGTATGTGGCGATGCGCTGGTATGCGGCAATGCGCAGGTAAACGGCAATGCGCAGGTATTCGGCGATGCGCGGATATCCGGCAATGCATGGGTATGCGGCAATGCGCTAGTATGCGGCGATGCGCGGGTATTCGGCAATGCGCAGGTATTCGGCGATGCGCAGGTATCCGGCAATGCGCGGATATCCGGCAATGCATGGGTATCCGGCGATGCACGGGTATCCGGCGATGCACGGGTATCCGGCAATGCGCAGGTAGACGGCAATGCGTGGATATCCGGCAATGCACGAATATCTGCTTTAAATCATTGTGTTAACTTTATCATATGTTTTTCATATTCTGTGACAGTCACGCCTGACAATATAGTGATTGGGTGTCTATCAAAATCTCGCGTTGCCTGGACTAAAGTAACAAAAGAAGAGGTTGTTTCAATGGGATTGCCAAGTGACTTATATCCACATTATATGCAATTAGTTAAGACCGGCATGAAGCTGGTACCCAGTCGCGCTCAGCTAAATAAGACTATTAAGAAAACTTAACATTGTCGTCGTATTTCAATGACAGGCTATGAGTACTCTGTGTATATGTACTTGATTAAGATTCACGGCGAGACCGGTAACGAGTATTTCGAGTTAGTTCTCAATGGCCAGACTGTCGGATATTTTACTAGCTTGGAAGCCCTTGGTGTGGCTATTGAAAGTATCAAAGTCTTAATCCAAGGGTATGACCTATTGGAGGCAGCATGAAATACAAGTTCACAGGAGAGACAAAGGAATACCTCGGAGTCGTATTACATCGCATCCAGCGATTGTCTGACAATGCCTTTGGAGGCTGGATAGAATCAGAGAAAAATCTGAGTCATGAAGGGAATGCGTGGGTATCTGACAATGCGCAGGTATTCGGCAATGCGCAGGTATCCGGCAATGCGCAGGTATCCGGCAATACGTGGGTATCCGGCAATGCGCAGGTATCCGGCAATACGCAGGTATACGGCAATGCGCAGGTATTCGGCGATGCGTGGGTATCCGGCGATGCGTGGGTATCCGGCAATGCGCTAGTATCCGGCAATGCGCAGGTATACGGCGATGCGCGGGTATCCGGCGATGCGCAGGTATACGGCGATGCGCGGGTATCCGGCAATGCGCAGGTATACGGCGATGCGCGGGTATCCGGCAATGCGCAGGTATACGGCGATGCGTGGGTATTCAACAATGCGCAAGTAAACGGCAATGCGCAGGTATTCGGCGATGCGCAGGTATACGGCGATGCGCAGGTATTCGGCGATGCGTGGGTATCCGGCAATACGCTAGTATCCGGCAATGCGCAGGTATTCGGCGATGCGTGGGTATTCAACAATGTGCAGGTATACGGCGATGCGCAGGTATTCGGCAATGCGCAGGTATACGGCGATGCGCAAGTAAACGGCAATGCGCAGGTATCCGGCGATGCGCAGGTATTCGGCGATGCGCAGGTATCCGGCAATGCGAGAGTATCTAATAAATCAGAAATTATTAATGTAATCATGTATCCGCATTCTGTGACTGTGACACCACAGAATATAGTAATCGGTTGTCAACTACGTAGCAGGTTTGGCAAAGACCAGTGGACTAGTAAAGACAAGGACGCTAATAGCAATTTAGTGAAAATCTATAGGCCTTTATTGACGGCTTTGAAAAAGCAGGTGAAACGTCGACGCTAATTAGTCGAAGACTAACGGCGGTCCTGAGAATACCTAACCGAATCTATATAGAACATATACAATGCCTGGCCTAACAGCTGCAATGCAGTGTGATGATTTGTTGTTATGCTACATTGACTAGGTCATCTATTCGTCAGTTAAGCTCGCATAGGGTTAAGCGTATCAGATGTGTCAAGTATACGTCGTGCGTAAAGTGAATTGCAAGCCCCATGCCAAACTATTTTATATCCATGTAACTTAACACACCTATCTGCACCGACTAATTTTCAATAGTTACATTCCAGTCCATTAATGTGATACTAAATGCATGCCGTTTGTTAAAGGTCAACCTAGACTGCCCAATGCAGGGCGTAAACCGGGCGCTGCTAAACGCAAGGCAGCCGAAGCCAGGGCGCTGCTCAATGTCCTAGACAAGACTCTCCTGAACCCTTGGGAACGGTTAGTAGAGTTAATCCAGAATAGAGAGCTTAGGCCAGTCGATGAAGCTAAGATCCTGATGCACATGACTGAGTATATTGATCAGAAAGCTAAGCCCACCGATACCCCGAGTGTACAGGTCAACGTAGCCAACGTACAATCTCCAGTTGCGCAGAGCATCCAAGCACAGACTACTAGAGAGACAGTCCGCGCTGTCTTGGAAGACCCCGCTGCAGCAGAGGCAGTCAAGCTATTGTCTGCAAAGCTGTCTACTGACAGCGCACAGCCCGAAGGGCTTAAATTTGACAGCCCAATCCCAGACAGTACACCGCAAGGCAGCTCTGCAAATCCCATGCCAGAGCCGCAGAGCGGCGTACAGCTCATAGAGCCTATTGAAGCAGAGATTATTAAGGAATCTTGATTTGCACTTTGGGTCCCATATGGGTACTTAGATGATTGGCTTACGTAGACATTCGAAATCACATAACAGGACTCTCAATATCCTAGCAGAAATTTTTTAGGAAGTTATGTCTAAAGCCTTGGAATTACTGCAGTTCGTCGAGGGAAACGGGCACTTGCTGTCTCCAGCCAGACTTGCTGAGCACATGTCTCCAGGCTATCAGAGATATGCCCACATACGACTCATCGACGACGCGATATCACAGGCTGTGATGGCCGGAGGAGCGCGGTTAGTCCTGTCCATGCCTCCACGCCACGGGAAGTCCTGGTATTGCTCTAGGAGCCTCCCAGCATGGTATCTGGCCCTTTATCCAGAGAGGAACGTCATCCTAGCATCCTATGAAGCTACTTTCGCGTCCACGTGGGGGCGGCAGGTCCGTAACTTCTTTCAAGACAACGGTCCTACGCTTGGAGTGGCACTGGCCCAAGACTCCCTGGCCTCCGATCGATGGTCTACTGTACAGGGCGGGGGTATGTTTACGACAGGTATCGGAGGACCGATTACAGGCCGAGGTGCCCAATTGATAGTCATCGACGACCCTGTGAAGAACTGGGAAGAGGCCAGGTCAGAGACGATCCGTCAGGCACACATAGATTGGTTCAACTCAACGCTCTATACCCGCTGTGAGCCGGGGGCTTCAATTGTCGTACTCATGACTCGCTGGCACGAACAAGACCTGGCCGGCTATTTACTCTCAGAGCATTCCGATAACTGGAAAGAGATCCGGTTCCCAGCAATCGCCGAAGCCGGTGACGCCCTCGGGCGGAAGAAAGGCGAGGCCCTCTGTCCTGAGAGATATGACATCGACGCTCTGAAGAAAATCCAACGGTCATTGGGACCGAATATGTTTGCATCCCTGTACCAACAACGGCCAGTCCCACTAGAAGGGGACATTTTTAAGCACTCGATGTTCGAATTCTGCGACATCTCTCCAGAGTTTGCTTCTTCATTGGATTACACGTTCGTCACAGTCGACACTGCGTATTCGGATAAACAGAGCAATGACTATACCTGTGCTACGGCTTGGGGAGTACATAAAGACCAACTGTTCATCATAGACGTCTTGCATCAAAGGATGAAAGCTGCGGATGTCGAAGCTCCTTTAATCGACTTCATCGCTAGGAATGCTGTGACGCGCTTCAGGGGGGCCTACATAGAGCCCAAAGGCCATGGTCTATACCTCAACCAGGTCCTACCCCGCAAAGGCGTCCTATTGCCTGCCGAGGACGTAATACAGGAATTCTACAAGGACCGTAAGCATGACAAAGTAGTCAGAGCCAACAATGCCGTTCCGTACTTGTCGACTAGGAAAATCTTAATCAACTCCAGGATTCACGACAAACAGAAACTCTTGGACGAAGTCCTCGGATTTCCTAAAGCTAAACACGATGATTTCTCGGATACGGTGATCGATGGGATTAAGTATGCAGCATCACAAATAAACTCAGGAATTTCGATATGCGACGTTCTAGATTAACACTGCTTTTCCTACTCTGTTTCTATATCCGAAACGACTACTATTGCTACGTCGATTCAATCTGTTGGCCAGATCCCCGGACAGGTCTATATCTATGTGCTGAGATTGAAGCACTCTTGACGCCGCCTGTGATACAATCACACCATGGCTGACACAGCAGAAAAGATCGATAACTCCCTGAAAATCGACATGTTCCAAAACGGTCTACAGGGGGCTTTATTTGGCGCAGGCTTTCCTGGCGGAGGGATTCCAATCAACGGAGCGCAGAGTCAGAACGTCTCACAAGCCAATCCTCTGTTTAACAACCTCCGTTGGTATTTCATATCCAATTTCAGGCAAGTCCTCAGCGAACTCTACTGTGAGATCGGATTAATCCAGACGATCGTCAATGTCCCAGTAGATGACGGCCTCAGGGGCGGTGTGACGATCATGTCAGACAAACTGACGCCCGATCAATTGAAACACCTCAAAGACGTCGTGACTCGCCAAGGCGATCTCATTAAAATCGCAGACGGATTGAAATGGACTCGTTTGTTTGGCGGCGGCGGGACACTGGTCCTCACTGACCAAGATCCGGCTACACCATTGGACGTCAATGCCATCAACGCCGATACTCCATTGCAGTTTCGCGGTGTCGATATGTGGGAGTTATACTTTGACCTCCAAAACACTGAAGGTTATGACGCAGCCATCCAGTCTGAAAAGTACGAATTCTACAGCTACTACGGTACCAAAGTCCACATGTCTCGGGTGTATAAAATGGTGGGCGTCAATGCCCCCAGCTTCCTCCGTCCACGTCTTAGGGGTTGGGGACTGAGTGTAGTAGAGTCCTTGGTCCGAAGCGTCAACCAATACCTGGAAGGTACAGACCTCATTTATGAGTTAATGGATGAGGCCAAGATCGATGTCTACGGCATCAAGAATCTGACTAACACTCTCCTCAACCCCAACGGGACACAGCAGGTCTTCAATCGAATCCAAATCTCTAACCGCGCCAAAGACTACCAACACGCAATTGTGATGGACTCTGAGGACTCCTATGAACAGAAGACTCTGACTTTCACAGGCATAGCGGACATGATGCGGGAAGTCAGACTACAGGTAGCAGCAGATCTCAGAATGCCTGCCCTGAAACTCTTTGGAACTCCTAACTCGGGCCTCAATGCAGATGACGAATCGACTCTCGAAGTCTACAATGCGATGATCGAGAGCACGATCCGTACTCCTGCGCAGAAGTACATCCTCCAGATGTTAGAACTTCGGTGCAAACAGTTATTCGGATTCATACCAGATGACTTGAGCATTGAATTTGAACCGTTGCGGTTATTGACAGCCGAACAGGACGCTGAAGTCAAATCCAAGCACTTAGACAGACTCACGAAGGCTTTAGAATGCGGTGCTATTAGTATCAAAGAATTCCAAGACGCCTGCAACAAGGCTAATCTCATGGGCATCCAGTTGTGCTCTGCTGAGACTCTCGATGGCGCCGATCAACTACAGCCCGTAGCGCCAAAAGGCAGTGACCAGTTAAGTAACGTCCCCGGAACCGACGGAGACCGGGAGATCCAAGAAGCAGGCAATGAAGACCTAGAGTCTTCGTTAATCTACGGCGACAAACCGCCGACAATCGAATCTGAAGTAACACATGGCGCTAAAGTCACTGGAAAAGCTAAACGATCGGTAAAGAAAATAGGAATCACTGGCCCAGATGCAAAGTCTGGTAATCCGAAAGATGCAAACGATATCCCTGAGACTCGATTGAAAAAACAAACAAGCACAGTGTCTAAACCGTCTGAAGAACAAAAAGACCCAAAGGAGCAATGATGTATTCTAACGGCATTAGACTAGGAATGGCACGGTATGGCAACGAAAGTAAGGACCTGCTAGATAAAGAACACCGTATCGAGGCACGATTAGACAAACACGAGACTGCGCCTGATGACATAGTCATGAATCCAGGACATGTCGATGAAGCCAAGTGGGAAAAAGCTAAGAAAGCCGCTGAAAAATCTGGATATAAAGACAAATACGCCGTAGTAACAGAAATCTACAAGAAGATGGGAGGAACGTTCTCCCATAAATCTAAATGACACTTACCTCCACACCCACATGACTTTAGGAGTAGCCGTGCAATATTTTTCTATACCATTAGCGGCGTTAAACCAATGAACTGTTATCCAGTTTAATGGGCGGAAGAATAAACGAGAACTTCATGGCGTACTCCTTATCTTACTAATCAACTCAGTAGTAGAATATCCTGGAATCCTAGAAAAGTACCGAATCTCTCCTCCCCACGAGGCCAATAGACCATCCTCAACTGTGTTTTTATGTTCCCAATCCGAGCCTTTGACGTGTACTTGCGGTTGGATGTTCTTCAAGACTGCTGAAAGGTCATTGAACATCATCACCCTGTCTACACACCTAAGGGCCAGGATTTGATTGACCCTGGTAAAGGCATCTTGAATTGGCCTAGACGGCCCCTTGAGCATTCGCACTGATTCATCGGAATTCACGAGGACCCACAGTTCGTCTCCCTGCTGCTTGGCAAACTCCAGGAGACGGATATGCCCGATGTGTAATAAGTCAAAGCATCCGTTTGTCGTGACGATTTTCATTCGTACAGTTCCGGAAAAAGATCGCGCTCAATAAGCTCGACTAATAAGTGCAATGTAAACATCTGAAGCTCTTGAATACGATCAGAAGTCTTACCAGGAAAAACAAGTCCATCTCTGACCATATTTAGCAACGCCCCGCCGCCTTTACCCAACAAAGCCACAGTTTGCATATCCTGCTCTTGCGCCGACGCCAAAGTCTGTTTAAGGTTTGGTGATTGCCCGCTGGTCGACAGCAATAGGAGGACATCGCCTGATTTACCAAATGCACGGACCTGTCGATCAAATACCAATCGTTCTCCGTAGTCGTTACTGACACAGCTTGCGTGCGTCGCCTCGCCTAATGCAATTGCAGCCAGTGGTCTACGGTCCTTGCGAAACCGACCAGTCAATTCTTCAGCGAAATGAAGAGCCGAGCAGTGACTGCCTCCGTTGCCTGCTATGAGGATCTTACCTCCAGACTTCAGACAATCTGCCAGTATGGTACCAATCTTTGTGATCTTCTGCCTGAAGTCTGGACTTTTGAAACACTCCCAGTTGTCCTGAGAATCCAAGAAAGCCTTTGCTACATAATCTATAGAATTATCCACAGAGTTATTCATTTTTCTCCTCTATTGATAACAGATGACAACAGGCCCTCAATAGTGACAGTCGCAGGACCTGGCTTCTGGACTGCCAATGACCCTGCTTTGTTGGCCAGCCTAGCTGAGTCTTTGAACGAATTGCCTTTTAAAAGACTCAAAGTCAGCGCAGCCATCGTAGTATCTCCAGCACCTGTGACATCAACAGGACTAGAAACAGGAATCGCAGAATAATGGATGTGATTAAAAATCATCCCGCTAGGGCCTAGCGTTAAAGCAATCAAAGCTCCAGTGCGGTTGTTGAGTTCTCGGCTCATGTCTAAGACTTTGTGACATTCAAAAGACGTCATCTCATTTGCTTCTTTAAGATTAGGTTTAATTAAATACGCACCGCGATAATCTTCTGGTTTTCGACCACGATAAGGATCTACAAAGACTTTTTTATTAATGGACTCGCAGTGCGATAAGAAGTAACTGAGGACTCGGCCAGTCCACAACCCTTTGCCATAGTCTTGGAGTAAGACTGCGTCATATCTAGCGACGTGATCACACAGTAATGACACAAACTGTGTCTCTACATCGGAGGCCAGGGGCTGTGTGGACTCATAGTCCAGTCTTGCTATTTGTTGGTCGTTGCATATAATCCGCTGCTTCAGCGTCTTTCGTCTCGAATCATCAGTGACATACGCCAAACTGCTGCCAGTCAATAAGTCTTGGAAGGCACCTATTGAATGGCCGTAGCCGCCCATGACGGTAAATAGCCTGGATCTGGCACCAAGAGAATCGATGTTATTTGCTAGATTTCCAGTCATGCCCGCATATCTAGTGACTTCGATGTCACTCACAACAGGCACATCACATTCGGGAGACCTACGGGTCGAAGTACCTGAGACGTACTCATCGATACCTACTTCACCTGCGATCATGACATTCAAGTCTGAGAAATCTAGTCTCAAGCTCATACCAATCTCCCACTTCCTTCAGGAGACCTGAATTTCCAACCTTCGATTGTCAATTCGGCCAGACAATGTGAACAACCGCAGTCTTCATAGCTGTCAGTCCTTGCGGCGTGGCAATCCCGGCATTCCATCCGCTCTTCATTGAAGTTCTTAGTGTGTACAAGAGTCCTACAGGTCTTGCAGTACTCGACGAAATGAACGTTATTCTCAGCCATGAATACATAGTCTCAGCCAATTGTGAAGGAATTATGCTGACGGTCAGCTAAAACTTTTCTAAAGAAAGCTACGCCAGTCAGCGGTCAATAGGGGCATCTCGGCCCACTCGTCAATTCCGCTTCGCCTGAACGGCTAATTATACGGACTGTAGCGAGTGGTCTACAGGAGCTTCTCTGATACGGCATCGAAGTTCAGCCGGCATAGAGTTCAGCCTATCAGATCGTACAGCATGTCCAATGGTATTTGCAATTTATGAATTATGAAGATTGCTACGACATCTGGTATAATGATTGCAGTGATTAAGAACGCCAGCGAAAAACCCAAAGTCTTCTACGGACTTCATTTTTGCCCCGGGGTGGCTGAGTACGCCGAACCTGATGCCAAGCCTTATCGCATCTTTCTAAATGAGCAGACGATCCGTGAAATGGATCCTACGTTTGCTGGCTGTCCGCTGTATGTCGGACATGTCGAAGACGTTGACTTGAAGAACCTAGAACAACAAGCAGACGGATACGTAGTCGAGAGTTTCTTCAACGAAGCCGACGGCAAGCATTGGTGCAAATTCATAGTCGTATCCGACAAAGGGCATCAAGCAATTCGCAACGGATGGCGGTTGAGTAATGCCTATGTTCCAGAAGCATTTGCGCAGGGTGGGTTATGGAATGGCGTCGAATATCAAAAAGAAGTAACCAGAGCGAAGTACGAACATCTGGCCCTTGTTCCCGACCCCAGGTATGCGGAATCAATTGTGTTGACGCCTGAGGCCTTCCAATCATATAATTGTGAAAGAATTATGGCGATGAAGAAAATAGCAAATTCGCAAGAAAAGCTGGAGACTGGTAAAGTGGCATCGATTTTCAAACTGTTCAAAAAGACGCCAGTTGAAGACACTAAGGACTTCGAATCTGCCGTCGTGACTCTTAAGAACGGCAAAGAAATGACTTTGGCGGACTTAGTAAAAAACGCCGAAGAAATGGAATACGAGCACGAAAAGAAGCACGAAGAAGAAGCGCACGAGCATAAGAAAGAAAACTCTGATGCATCCGAAGAAGACGAGCATCATGAGGAAAAAGATCCGGCTGGCGATAAAGAATCCAGAGCAGAAGAAAAGAAACATGGTCGTGAGGAAGAAGACGAGCACGAACACGAAGCTCCTCAGATGGCCAACATGGATCATCATGTCATGGTCGGCAACGAGTCTAAGCCGTTGCACGAAGTCATGAAAGACCATATGCACATGCATCACATGATGTCTTCGTTGGCGGCGCATCATCATACGATGTCTAATCTATCAGACTCAGAATTGGATGGCGGAGAGCGTGACGAAGAGAAAACAGGCGGAGCTGAAGACGCTGATCTCACGAAACGTAATGCCGACGAAGATGGCGGGGAAAAAGAAAGCGTTGCGCAATTGAAAGAAGCGGATAAAACGAAGCGGAATAGTAATTTTAAGGCCTTGGCGGATGCGCCGAGCCGTATGCTGGCTGACCAAAATGTCGATCAGCTTGAACAACTTGATCGAGGCCGTAATCGTTACGGCTCTGGTCGTTAAGGAGTAAGTACTCATGAGTCTCGCAATTGGCAGCATGTCGGCCCTGTTTACCGGGAGCACGAGTGCGGTTATCTCCATCCCCGCGTCTACTGGCGGGTCGTCTCCGGTATCGGTCTCTCTATACCGCAGCACGCTGTCTGGGTTTACTCCCGGTTCGGCTGCTAACTTAGTCGGTTCGGCGGTTTCCGGTAACGTCGCGGAGTCGATTTCAGACTCCGGTCTCGTGCCCGGCACTGTTTATTACTACGAAGCTGTCGCAACTGATGCGGCCGCGGCAGGCGCCAGCACTCCTGTGTTGACGGTCACGACTGCTGCATATTCTCCAAATCCTAACCAAGCAACGCTGTTGCCGTTCCTTGGAATGCTGGATCAGCGGTATAACGGAAATACGATCTCTTGTATTTTCGATCCCAGTTCTTCAGGATCGCTGAGTGCTGGCCAAGCCGTAGTGTTTACTACCTCTGGAAGCAATGCTGCGATTGGCAGCGTATTCCCGAGTAACGGTGACCCAATGGTTGCTCCCAGCACTGCCGGGACTGACCTGGTTGCTGGATTTGTGAACTATAACTTGAAAAACGCGGTTTTTCTTCCAGGTGACCGATTGGAAATCTCGGCATACGGTAACGTCATGTACTTACTCGCGACTGGAGCAATCCATCGCGGTGCACAAGTCAACAGCCTTCCGGCTGGTGTGTCGGGCGGCTGTAATGGCGGCGTCAAATCGGCTGTCTCAGGTTCTCCGTGGGTAGGATTGTCGCTTGATGAGGCCGTAATCGGCAGTTTTGTTCGGATTCTGATTCAGACTCCGGCTAACTCAGTGCTGCATAGCTAAGAGGAAATATGAGCAAACAGATCTATTACAATGAACTCAGCCCGGAAGGTAAACGTATTCCGGTGACTCTCACTCCGCAAGAACAATACCACGCGGATGAAATCCAAGCGCAGTACAAGAATTTCCGTAATCGCGTCAAAAACGCAATCGGCTTCGAGATCTCGATCACTACGTTGACGACGATCATGAAGAAGATCACTGAGCAGAAGTTCTTCCAAATGGCTCCAGCGGATTATCTGCCGATCCGTGTCGGAGAAGGTGCGTGGAGCACTAACCTGGTCACGTATCGTGACTATGGCTTCGCTGACGATTTCGCTACTGGTGTCCTCAATATGGGCACCAACAACGCTCGTCAAGCGAACGTCGAAGCGGGTGTCGATTCGGTGACCGTCCAGGTCTTCAACTGGGCTAAGGCCATTGGTTGGAACATCATCGATTTGGAGCAAGCTGCGAAGTCCGGTAACTGGGACCTCGTGACTTCCAAGGAAAAGAAACGGAAGATGAACTGGGACTTGGGCATTCAGCGTATTGCCTTCCAAGGTCTCAGCAACAGCGCCGGACAATGCCTTGGTCTGTTGAATCAGACTGGGATTACTACTAATACGAGTTTCCTGACTAACAGCATCGGCTCGTTGGCCGGAACTCCGTCGCAGTTGACTTCGTTCATCGGCGGACTCCTGAATCTCTATCGCGTTAATTGCCAGCGCTCTGCGTGGCCTACGCACTTCGTCATTCCTGAGTCGGATTACCTGAGCTTGGCGACTCCGTCTAGTCCAGATTTCCCGATCAAATCGATTCTCCAGCTGATGCAAGAGACGTTCCAGGTCATGACTGGAAATAAGAACTTCAAGATCTTGCCGTGCGCGTATGCGGATGCAAGCTTTGGCGGCGGAAGTAATCAACAGTATGTCCTCTTGAACTACGCGGAAGAGAGTCTACGTATGGACATCCCCGTTGATTACACGAATACTCTCGCTAACAGCCTGGATAACTTCAATTTCCAGAACTCGGCCTATGGTCAGTTCACGGGAGTCAAAGCCTACCGGCCTCTGGACCTCTATTACTTGCAGTTCCCGGCTTCTAATCTCTAATTTCACTGAGTCTACAGGCTTAGTGATCGCCGCGCCTCAGGGGGTAACTCCTGGGGCGTTTTTATTTCTTATAGACACAATTCCTTCACAATCCTAGGTCATAGTAATCCTATGACGAGCTGTCGCCTCTAACCCCCAAACCAACTGACAGTTTCGTCCTGGGGAGCTGCGGACCGTAAGTTGACTCCCTTTTTTATGGAGTAGGATTGTGACTCAGGACGAAAAAGACGACCAATTGACTGAGAGACTCGAAGAATTCGACAGCGCGTTCTACGACAAGTTCCATGTCTTTGAAGGGGAATCTGTGCGATGGGGCGCCTTTAGATACATTGCCCAGCATTTACTTGAAATTAATGAGCCTTTTATCCTCGAAACCGGCTGTCTTCGTCAGATCGACAATTGGATGGGAGACGGCCAGAGTACTAGAATCTGGGACTGGATTGCGCATAAGACAAACGGTACAGTCGGGACTGTGGATTTAAATGAACACAATGCAAAAGCTGCGCGCAGTGTTTGTTCCGATCATACTGACATTAAAGTATCAGATTCTATCGCTGCCTTAAGAACTGACCCAGAATACCAAGCCGCACTCAATCGTACTAGTCTGCTGTATCTAGACAGCTATGACTATTCGCCGCAGACTAAGCATCTGTCGGCACTTCATCACATCGGCGAATTGGCGTGTGTCTATGACAAACTTCCGTCAGGATGTCTCATAGCTGTCGATGACTGTATCAGTGACACCGAGGGAAAACACTTGATGGTCAAGGCATTCTTTGACATGATGGGAGTCGAACCTGTTTTGAAATCCTACGTCACTGTGTGGCGTAAACCATAGGCGGTCACTGTGTCTGAACTAAAAGACGATCTCAAGGTCCTGCAAGGAAAGTACAACCAATTGGCTACGCATCTCGTTGCGTCTTCTCGTCTGATCCAACGGGCTAAGCAAGAAATCGAGGCCGTTCATCAGGAGATGGATCGATTGGAGCAGCAGATGGGATTACTGCAGAAATCTCAACAACCGCAATCAGCTGCGAGTGGTCCTACTCTCGTCAAGTCCTAGTATTCCGGAAAGGCATAAGATGCCGGTCTTGAGACACTTCAGACTGTCGAAGAAGCTGAAGCTGGGTGACACTAGAGGCCGTGGGGTAAGACCGCGACGGCAGATTTTTTTAGGTCATTTATGCGCTTCCTAATCCTTAGTATGCTCTTGTCTACATTAGTCCTAGCTAATGACAATGATACCGGATCTAAGTACACTCCGATGTGTTTTGAGACTCACCATAAATGCGACGACTCCAGGAACTCTGTCCTTTTGTTCGTAGGGGCATCGCAACTGACTCGAGTTAATCAGCCCAATGAGTCTCTTTTCACTGTCGGGTATACACGACGGATCCTGCCTGACTTAAGTATCGGAGGACTTCTGAACTGGACAGACAGTCGATTCCTAGGATATCAGATCGGTCTACAGTATCATTTTTAGGAGAACGTGTGGCTACGATCCAAAAACCTAATAATTTACCGCTGGACCCTCGAGGGATCCTTGGTGTACCTGCGCACATGGTTCCCTCGTTCAGGACTTGCAAAGCTGCTGAGAATAACGCTCAGATGAACGTCCTTATCAAAGCCCATGGCGGAGTAGGAGACGTAGTCTGTAGTGAACCGGCGATGCGGTTCGCAGTCGAGAACTTCAAGAACTCAAATTTCTCACTGTTGAGTCCTTATCCGCAACTTTTCCGCCATATTCCCTGGAAAAAAGTTTATGACAACTCCGGACCTGTGGAAATAGATCTCAACCAGTACTTGATGTTCCAGACGATTGATGTCACTAACGAATTGGCTGCCGAGTTCGTCTGTCATGCCATCATGGGCGGTGTTGATTATGCGGGACTGAATATGTGGCGTTTGATATTACCAAACGCCTATAAACGAATCCAGCTCTACCCCAATGAACAGGAGACACAGCGTGCAGTGGAGATACATCAAGACCGTGACATTGTCGTACACCCAGGCCGGACCTGGCCTAGCCGGACTTTTCCAAAGAAATGGTGGGACAGGGTCATTGGCCGTATTATCGAAAAGGGCGGAAGACCACTTGTTATCGGCGGCGTCATCGACGCAGGCCGTGCTAGTACCGTCGAAGTGGACCTCCCAACAGGGGTCCTTGATTTACGGCACAAGCAGACGCTTATGGAAACGGTTGCATTGATGCATAAGACTGTTGCTGTCATTACCAACGACTCTAGTCCTGTCCACATGGCCAGTACCGGTCCGAGCTGGATTGCTTACCTGAGTACAGTCAAGCATCCTGACCATCTTACTCATTGGCGCAGGACTGACAAAGGTGTTGATGAATACGGCTGGAGAATGAAGGACTTTGCTTTGGGAGGTTTGTATAAGGAGTTGGATTTCTGTCCCAACAGTCCTAAGAACATCCATGTAGACAAAGTAGACATCCTACAGCTTCTGAAATGGCTTCCTGAACCTGAAGAGATCGCCGACTGGGTAGTGAGTAAACTATAAAACAAAGATACTTAAAGGAGAAAGTAATGAATACAGAAACATTGACCATAAAACAGCAGAATATATTGATACAAGCAATTTTGAGATATGATCTGGAATTGCGTAAATATTCTCACGAATTTGGGCCCGATGATCCTGTATATGAAATTATTAACGATAGATTAACGACTACTAAAGAAGTTTGGGAGTGGGCTTGCAAACTTACATCGAAACTGTGATTTCACAATTCTTTCATAAAGTCTTCACAATCACAGACTATCATAGGTTATTGAGGCTGTAATTCTGAGATTAGCTGCAGGACACAGTTTTAGCGAAGACACTGTAAAAGAGTTGTTTTTATTTGCTAAACAAGAAGGAATCAATGTCTCGCACATTCGTTTGGCAGCCAATCTTGTTGCACAAGGATATTCTGTTAAAGAGGCGTGTCGTAGAGTAAAAGGTTCTGGCACCTTCATAGCGTGTAAAATCATGCTTACGCAGAAAGAAGCCCGTCAACTTAAAGCACGCGCAGGGAAGGATTGCAGCAGGTATATCGGTGAGATTGTAAAAGCCGCACTACGTGCCGAGTCAGAAGACTTATGATATTATTGTAAGATGGCTTACACGAATCCGTCTGTCACAGACTTCAAAGCGTATTTCAATAGAGACTTCAGCTATGGCAATGCTGATCTGACTACCGTTCAAGATGCAGACATTACTAAAGGTCTGAATCAGATGGCTTTTACTATCAATCCATCACTGTTTCCTACTCAGGAGCTGTATACAATCGGCGCTCAGTTGTTGTCGGCTCACTTCTTAGTCCAGAACCTGCGGGCGTCTTCACAAGGCATTGCCGGAAAGTTTGACTGGCAGGTCAGCTCCAAGTCTGTAGCTAGCGTCGCCGCTAGTTTCGAAATCCCTGAACGGATCCTCGCGAATCCAGAGTTCTCGATCTATGCTGCTACTGTCTATGGCGTTCAGTACTTAGGAATGGTCCTACCTCTACTCACGGGCCAGATGTTTCCTGTCCTGGGTGGGACTATTGGCGTCGGCGGCAACGGGAGTATCTTCAGCGGAGTTTACGGTTCTATCGGCCCTTGGAACGGAGTTGGCTGATGGGTTCTGATGAAACGACGGTATTACTAGACACTAAGGATTTAGACCGATTGATTCGAGCCGTGGCAGGGAATACTGCCAGTATCCGCATAGGAGTCTTGGACACGGGCCGCAGTGACGGTAAGACTAATGCGATCGTTGGAATGGCCCACGAATTCGGAACAGCTAAGATGCCTCGTAGGAGTTTTCTACAGGACCCGCTGACTAATGAATTTCCTAAGTATGTCGAGCAATCGGGAGTCTTCGACGAAGACCTAGTGAAGAAAGTCATAGCGACAGGCTCGATCAAATCTTGGCTCGAAGCGATAGCTAAAGAGGCCAAACGGTGCGTCCTGGACGCCTTTAAGACCAGCGGATTTGGTCGATGGGCTCCGTGGTCTAAGAACTATCGCAGCGCAACCGGGCTCATCCTAAACGACACAGAACAGCTCAAAGATTCTATTGATACAGAAGTGAGGGCATAAGATGGCAATTTGGCCCGTACAGCCTCTGACAAATGCGAAAGACACCAGTTTAAGTCTTCAGCCCGGAACTATGCCACAGATGTTTGAAGTCACAGGCGGCTGGTTTCAACTGCTGACTTTCGACAAACTAGTCAAAACGATCGTCAACTTCCAGGTCGTAGAGACTAAGACTCAGTTTAACTTCCAAGGCAATGTCATCCCAATGCCTCCGCAGGCTTTGAAGATGATGCCAGAAGGACAGAGACTATGGAAATGGTATCGGATCTTCGCATGGCCCGTAGTCTCACTACAGCCTGACGATGTCCTTATCGATCAGTCTGGTGTCCAGTATCGCGTGATGCGTAAGGAAGACTATACTAACTATGGGTATGTTACTTACGATTGTGTGCAGGACTATTCGGGTTCAGGTCCATAAATGCTTTAAGTATTTCGTTATTCAATTCTATGCATATCGTCGTCCAGACTTCATTGGTATCTAATGGAATTGGAGTCCAGGTTTCATTCACATCAAGAATCTGTAGAATCGCTTCGCCAAGAGGAATATTGTCATACTTAAAAGCCCCGCATCGGCAGCCTAGCCAAGCATTTGCCCCTCGTAAGTCACATTTACAAGTCATACCATCACCCCGCGTTAAATGATCCTAGGATAATTTCAACCGGTCCGTCTGATGTCAACTCCTGGCATTCAGAAAACTTAGGATCTAACCAAGTCTCCTCGCCTTCATCGGATGATTCAGCAGCAGCTAATTTACGAGCCTCTAGTTCATCATTAGCTCTGACTATAAATCTATCAAAACAATCGTAATAAACGCGGTCATAGTCTGCCGTGAGTAGATACAGTTTCATATCGATTTTTCTCCAGACACCGACCACGACCCCGACCACGGCCCCGACCGCGACCACGACCTCGACCACGACCCCGACCACGACCACGACCTCGACCCTGACCCCGGCCACGACCCCGACCACGACCACGACCGCGACCCAGAC